TAGATGTGGTCTTGGTCGGATTGTATGTGCCGTACGAACTGTACGAACTGTACGATGGATACCACACAGTTTCTTTGTACGAACTGTTGCTGTACCACACACCATCTTTCCAATGACCTAGATGTTCGTTGATGATATAGAACGGGTTGGCTAACTGTGAACCTGTATTGAGGAACGCAAGTTTAGAACCGCTAGCAAACTTGCTGAGTTCGTCAACACCAGCCTGCGTGTCAAGCAGATCTGCCATATCAAACTGAGGCAACCATTCGGTAGCAAACAAGTTTGTATCAGACTTACCGTTCTCCTCCTTGATAGGCAACATACCGTTATGACCCATCACTAATTCCTCATTGACTTGGAATGGGTGACAGTTATCAATGTTAGTAACACCGTGAGTAGTGATACGCAAGTGAAAGATTGCGTGACCCTTAGGGTAACGATCTCTCATATCGTAGAAGTTACCGATGGTGTCCTCTAGATCCATTGACTTGTATGTATGTATTTTGTTTTTGCCAATGATGGCGAAGCCGAACCCATCAGGGTTGGATTTGCCTGCTCGGCGTAGTGATTTCTTGGACGGGGTTGAGCCACCTTTGGCTAGTATTAGTAAACACATTTTGATGTGTCCTTTCTGTTTGTGATTGGTTGTGATTGGTTGTGGGTTGATAAGGATAAGTCACACGCAACGAGTTGCCATGACAGATGGGAGGTATTCGTATGGCTGTTCTGCAAGCCACATTTTGTATGAGCCCCAAGCGAGGCGACCTGTAGCAACCTCCTTGGCGGTCAGCAACTTTGTGTATGCGTGAACGCTATGGCAGAACTCAAGTACACCCAACACAGTCTCAGGCTTGAGTGAACCCCTGAAGTAACGCAACTCAATGGTGTTACGGTTCTGAAAGTTGAGCGCACTGTAACGATTGTTCTGTGAGCGATTGCCCTTACAGATCTCAACCATGTTGTCATAGGCGTAGTCAGTCGGATCGGTGGTGCGACGGAATGTTGCCCAACGATCAGAGTCACGACCAGCAAACTTCTTGATGATATCCGCATTGTGATAGTGGAACATCTGAAACTTGTACTGATGTGATGCGCCGACAAAAGACTTCTTGCTGATATGAACATGAAGCCCTGCACCGTTGCCCTCAACTGATGACCACGACGACAAAGAATACTTTGACGACAAGTCAGAGATTGCTTCACGAGGTAGTAACAGTTTGTGTGCATCAAGTGTGAACGGATGCGTAACAATTTCGAAGCCACTGATAGTGCCATCATCTTTGTTGTACAAGTATTCGTCAGGTGCTTCATTCATAAGGAAGTCGCTTGCCGCATGAACACGGGAACGATCACGAGCATTGGTTTCTAACTCAAAACCAAACATTGGTTCGTTCTGAATTGCACGAGGCACACCTAAGCCACGAACTAACTGTGACTCAACAACCCAACCAAAGATAGGTGATGGCTTGTATGAATAGGAACGAATGCTATTGTCCGACTCCTGGTTGGCTTGGTTCTCATCGTGATCAGCCCAACAATCCTCACAGAACGGGTCACCATCATTATCGTGATATGCGTAGTCGCAATGAATTACGGTTTCGCAACGATAGCACTCACTATAGTTCTCATCGCAACTATTGCAACGACCAGTTTCTTCGTTAAACAATGCATAATGAAAATGTCCCTCGCAAGTGTCACAATAGAACACTAACTCTTGACCATTGACCGCATCAGTTGAGTAGTGAACCTCATCAGTATCGTGACGATAACCGAATGACATTGTGTCATCGTCCCAACCAACTACGGCATCACGACGATATGTGACCTCCTCGCAACCGTGGTTGTCATCAGTAAGGATCTCGCCTGTGAAATGACACAGAAAGATTTCCTCCTCATTGTCGTCGTGGGTTTCATGGATATTATTTGATTCAGGCATTATGCCCTCCTTGTGATAACCGACACGGTGTTGTGTTCGGTAGTGCGTAGTCGGGTTGCGAACACCGACAAGCCACGCTTGGCTACGCAGAATTGGAAAGGTCTTTCCAATTTCAGAACGGGAAACCCCGCTCCGCCATGTACTCATAGATTGAGTACATATGACTCTCACGAGTACCTGACTCAGTGACAACACACATACGAACATTGCGGTCACCAGCATCGTTAATCGCCAACGCAATATTCACTGCCTCGCCCATTAACTGAGTCTGATCCTCACACTGACCAAACCAAACGAACTTGTCGTCTGCATTCACAGCATGAAGTATCTCGTATGTCTTTGGCAACACACCAAACTTGGCGTTACCAAAACTGTCCTCCAAAATGGTGACAAACATTGTCACCATTGAGCCACCGAGATAATCAGGTGCGTCACGAGAAACGATATACACATCGCTCACACTCAACGCCAATTCCTCAATGGCTTGATGGTTTCTATTTTCTAATGCGATACGCATTTTATTTCCTGCTTTCTGTTGGTTGATTAGATGGATTGACACGCCAATTAGCGCGGTGATAATCACGACGAGTCTCGTACTCACCGACACGCTTGCCTGTTTCGTAAGCGCACCAAATAGCGCCGACAACTAACAGAGTTGCTGTGAGCAAAATGATGTATGCAATAAGCATCACTTCACCTCCAATGTGATCATTGGGCGATTGCCATGCTTGGCAATATGTTCTGCAAGACGAGCCTTACGATCATCTCGTTCCGCAAGAATGTCAGCAACATTCTCACGCCAATCATCAATACGCTTATCAAGCGCACGAGCCTGGTCTTGTATGTCACGCAAAGCGTGAGCAATTTCGTATATGTCCATTATGGTTTCCTTTGCTGTAATAACAAACACGGAATGTGTTTGTAGTGCCTAGACGGGGATCGAACCCGAACAAGTCGCACGCTACTATCTCCCAGCGACTAGGCAAATTGGAAACTACTTTCCAATCTCAGAGGCTAACAGTAGAGAAAGCCTCACCCTTAGCCAACAACTGAATTGCCTTACGAGCACGAGCAGGCAACGCCTTGTACTCTTTCGTAGCCATGATTGCCTCATACGCTTTCGCCTCGGCATTCTTGCGTGTTGGCTTAGCAGGTGCAACAACCTTGCGCTCACCCTTGCCATTGACAGTAGCAAGAACATGATCAATGCCTAACTTGTTGGACAAGAAATAGTCAAGCGTGTAACCCATATCTTGTGCCGTGAGGATCGCACCAACATACTTACGAATGGTATCAACCTCATTCTTTTTGGCAACCTTGCCAGCCGCAACCGCATAAGCGGAACGATTAGGCGTGCCATTCGCCTTAGTGAAATGCTTACGACATTCATCGCCTGCTTTCCACCAGCCTTGCATTGCAATCATCTCACCTTTAGTGATGAGGGTTTCGTGGGATGCGAAATCGCATTTGGTTTTGAGTGTGTTAATTGTAATCTCCTTAGGTAGAAACTGGAAAGGTCTTTCCAATTTGGTTTTGATATGAACAACCAACCATCAACACTAGATGGCTAGTAGTAACAGCGCATTGTTTGTGTTGTTTTCGCAATGGCTGTCACCTATAAAGGCACTAGGAAAAGGGCTGTTTGCCCAGCCTGCACTATTGGGCTGTTTGATGGTGTTCGTGTCGTTGATGAGAGGGGGGGGCACAGTGGGGCGGCGTACATTCACAAGAGAAAGATACATTGAGGCATAGCCAAATCGGGATGGGTGTATATACTGTGGTGACGATGGTCACAGTGCGGGTGTTGTCGTGTTTCTAAGTACGATCCCTGCAGGTCAGAATATGTTTTTAATGTATTTTACGGGCTGGAGTATGCTCGTTGAAGTAGGTGACGCAGTTTTTGAGAACTGCTGTCCCTGCAGAGTAGTTTCCTGTAGCTAGTTCGTAGGTACAAGTGACCCAATAATACTGTTCGTTCTCAGCGACAAGGTAACCTACTGCTGATAGTACGCATGGTTCGTGTTTGGCTCCTGGTTCGTGCCAGTCGTCACCCATGCTGTAGTGATCTTCCCAAAAGATTTCTACTAGTGGTGGTATTTTGGGGGTTTTCTTTTTTACCATTTTACTTTGTCAGCCCAATATGCCGCGGACATTGGTCCTCTAGCAATGTTAGAAGCATGACGTGCCTTAAAGGAGGCACGTTTCTTGCTCATGCGGTCAGATTCCCCTGCTTTAGGTTTCCCTGCTGTCGATGCACCTTGTTCACCAAAGCGTATAGTCTTAACTTGTGACCCTGATTTAGCCACGACAATATGTGACTTCTTAGGATGGTCAGGAGTACGCTTAGGCTTGTTGTAACCTGCTACTCCTGCTCGTGCTAGACGGGGATCTTTACTAGAGGCCATTAGTACTTCTTTGTTTTAGATTGTACCTTCATACCTGACTTAGCAGCCGCTTTCTTAGCGGCAGCCTTACCCTTGGCAGTATAAGGAAATTTTTTGTTTCCTACTTGTGGCATTATTTGCTCCTGTCGTCGCAACTAGTTACTGGTCACTAGATCCGTACCGCCCCTGCGGTAGGTACGGATTACTTGGTGGCCCCTAACCTAAGCGTTACCCGTTACATCCCTAAACAGGTAACGAAGTTGCCTGTATTTTGATGGGACTTGAAGAAAATGTTTTGGATTCGCGCCAAGAAGCGTATATCAGTTGGTTGTGTACACCACCTTCTGAAAGGACACCTGCGTCCAAAGAGAAGTACGCTGACTCTGTTGGGGTCAACATTAGTACTCTTCGCCGTTGGGAAAAGAAAGATGTTTTCCGCAAGGAATGGCAGTCCAAGGTTGATGATGTACAGGGTTCTCCTGAGCGTTCTCAGCGTCTGTTGGACACTCTGTATGAGAAGGCGTTGGGCGGCGACATCAAGGCTGCCCAGTTGTACTTGCAGGCTACAAATAGAATGGCTCCCCCAACCCTTACCGTTAAATCTGAAACAAATATCGGTCAGTTGTCAGACAAGGAACTTGAAGATCTAATTGCTGCTGTTGCTACACAGGAAAAAGAATCTCGCAAACTTCGTGTGGTATGACCGAACTAATTGAATGCCCTGTTTGTGGTGAAGAGTATCCACCACTAGCTTGTAAGTGGCAATGTCCCGCCTGTGGCGAATTGGATGATGAGCCTCTTAAGATGAGGAACAATGGATCTGAATGAACTGCTCAACGAACGTGAGTGGCGTAAATGTAAAGGACCTCAGGACGCCAGTATTGACGACCTCGTGGACGCATTCGAGCACTTCTGTATCAACTATTGGTATATCAAACATCCTGAGCGAGGACGGATACCTTTTGAGATGCGAGAAGCTCAGATTGAAACAATCCGAGCATGGTTGTCTAACCGTTACAGTGTGGTTCTAAAAGCACGTCAGATTGGGTTTTCTACTCTTGGTGCTGCTTACGCGTTTTGGTTGACTTTCTTTTGGCAAGACCGCTTTGTTGTCATGTTGTCTCGTACTGAACGAGAAGCCGCAAAGTTACTACAGAAGTCCAAGTACGGGTTTAAGTTCATTCCTCAGTGGATGAAAGAACGTGGTCCTCAGATTACATCTGATAACCAGTTAAAAATGACTTTTTCGAATGAGTCCGCGATTGAATCATTACCATCGGGTAATGATCCTGCTCGTGGTGAATCCGTGTATCTTGTTATTGTTGACGAGATGGCGTTCCTACCTAACTCTGAAGAGGCGTGGGCTTCTATTGAGCCGATTGCTGACGTTGGTGGTCGTGTTATTTGTTTATCCACAGCCAACGGCTCGGGTAACTTCTTTCATCATTTGTGGACTGGATCACAGACGGGAGCAAACCTTTTTAAAGGTATCTTTTGGCCCTGGTCTGCTGGCGACCGCGACGAGGACTGGTATGAATCCAAATGTAAAACTATGCCTGGTTGGCAGTTGCACCAGGAATACCCTCGCACCCCCGAGGAAGCGTTCATTAAGTCAGGTAACCCTGTCTTTGATATAGATCTATTGGATTCTTTAGAAACTATTGAACCTGCTCGCGGATATTTGCATACTATTTCTAAAAAGAACTGTGATTTCAGAATAGTACCTGAAGGCGAGTTCGCTATTTGGGAATACCCCAAACCCGAAGGCGTTTATGTTGTCGGCGCTGACGTTGCTGAAGGTTTAGTACATGGCGACTATTCTACCGCACATATTATTGAGGCTAGATCGTTAGAAGTTGTAGGACACTGGCATGGTCATATTGAACCTGACCTTTTTGGTGACCTTCTTGCCGAATTAGGCTGGTGGTATAATGGCGCTCTTGTAGGTGTAGAAAATAATAACCACGGTCTAACTACTCTGAAAGCTTTACAACGATATGGTTACAAAAATATTTACCGCACTCGCAGATTACAGCAACGTCGCCCTGAGGCGACTGAGCAACTTGGTTGGCGTACTACGACAGCCACAAAACCTTTGGCTATTGACGAACTTTCTGCTTCTATCCGTGACTCTGAGCTTGCTTTGTTTGATAGCCACACTATTGCAGAATTAAGAACATTCGTCCGTGACCCTAACGGCAAAATGCATGGTTCACCCCATGACGACCGTGTAATGTCCCTGGCTATCACATATCAAATGTTAAAATATGTGTGGTTGCCCGAATATCGTACCGAAGCCCCTATACCTAAATATAGTTTGCATTGGTTTGAACGATTCGTTATGAACGAAGATCAAGGCACAGGAACAATACCTATCGGCGCATATAACACTAGAAACAACAGGTAACGAACCATTCTTAATGTGATGGGATCTATTAACTGCACAGAATGTTCAAAATTGTTCTCCTTTGACGTACTTCCGCGTAGGGGTGCGGTATGTTTCGCATGCCACATAAAAGGCATCCGTCTAGGATTTGCGTATGGTCAAGAGGACTTTCACGGTCCCACTATTAAACAGCGTCAAGATGAGCAAATGAGGCAAGCCACTGCTGCTGGCATTAAAGCCGAACCTATCGGAACCCGTTGGATCTAACATGTATTGGATCACCCCTATTGTCGTCGCACTTATTGGTGGTCCCCTAATGTTGGCTTTAAAAAGGTATGACACTCGCAATACTAGAGAACACGGCGAGAACTATAAAGTTCTTCGCCGCATTGAAGATAAAGTTGACCACATAGATGATCGTTTGGACGATCATGTTGAATACCATTTGAAAGAGGGATTATGAAATATTCAGAATCAGCCAGAAAAGCAGTTGCAACATTCGTGTTTGCCTCAACAGGTATTCTAGTAGGTGGTGCTGTAGGTGGTTTAGAAATTTGGAAAACAGCCCTTTGGACTGGTGTTGGCGCACTCATAAACTTTGTTTATCGTGCTTCTGAAGAATACATTAACACCTACGAAATTGATGAATCATAATAATGGCACGTCAAACGCATTTAGAAACACTCACCAAATATAAGCAGAAGATTGCTACGACAAAAAGGTGGCGTCGTGAAGAAGATTATGATGATCTTTGGCGTCGTCTAATTGACTTGTATCGCGGTAAGCAGTATGAGGACATTTCTCCTGAAGATCGTCTACTTGTTAATATTTCGTTTTCTACGGTAAACGTTATTGCTCCTAGTGTTGCTGTTAACTATCCTAAGATTGCTGTTAATGCTCGTCGTCCTGATGATGCACCTAAGGCTATTATTACTGAGGCTGTTATCAACTATTGGTGGAAGCATTTTAAGGTACGTCCTGAGTTTCGTAGGGCTGTAAAAGACTTTCTTATTGTTGGTCATGGCTGGCTTAAGTGTGGTTATCGCTATGTTGAAGAAGAAGAAATCTCTGAAGAAGGAGATCATTCTGATGCGCAGGTAGAAGGCAATCAGATTACGCCTACTATTATTGTTACTGAGGATCGTCCTTTTGTTGAGCGTGTATCGCCGTTTGATATGTTTGTGGATCCTGACGCTACTTCTATGCAGGATGCTCGTTGGATTGCTCAGCGCATTCGTCGTACTCTTTCTGAAGTTAAGTCAGATAAACGATACTCACGCGCCGCGCGCGAGAGCATTAACGCTACTTCTTGGGGTAAATACAACGAAGATCCTGCAAAGCGCAAGATCCAGGATACCGAAGAAGGATATGTTGAAGTTTGGGAATTCTACGACATTGTTAAAAAGACGATGTCTGTGTTTTGTGATGGTGGGGATCAGTATTTAGTTAAGCCTATGGATATGCCGTATGCTTTTGGTCATCCTTTTGTAATGATTCGCAACTATGACATTCCTGACTATTTTTATCCTATGGGTGATCTTGAGGCTATTGAGCCGCTTCAACGTGAGTTGAATGCGACTCGTACTCAGATGATGAATCACCGTAAACGGTATTCACGGAAATACTTGTACAAGGAATCGGCTTTTGATGCTGATGGTCGTGACGCACTCGAATCGGACTACGACAATGTTATGGTTCCAGTTGCTGGTGACGAGAACCTCGCTAATGTTGTTGCTCCTTTTCCTGCTGTTATGACTCCTCCCGAGTTTTATCGTCAGTCAGACATTATTGAAGGTGACATTCAGACTGTTTCGGGTGTTTCCGAGTATCAACGTGGTGGTGTTCCTGAGATTCGTCGTACAGCGACAGAAGCGGCTATTGTTCAAGATGCTGCTAATGCTCGTGCTGCTGACAAGTTGGCTACGATTGAGGGTGCTATTGCTGAGGTTGCTTTGCGTCTTGTTGGTTTGGCTCAACAGTTTATGACTGGTGAGCAGGTTGCTCGTATTGTCGGTAAAGATGGTGAACCTGTTTGGGTTACTTTTGATGCTGATTATATTGCTGGCGAGTTTGACTTTGAAGTTGAAGCAGGTTCTACTGCACCTAGCAATGAGTCTTTCCGACGACAGATGGCATTGCAACTTGTTGATGCTATGGCCCCGTTTGCTGGTATGGGTATTGTGAACATGCCAGCATTGGCTGGACATGTTCTACAGTTTGGTTTTGGTATTAAGAACCCTGATCAGTTCATTCAAGAAGCCCCGTCACCTATGGCTCCTCCTGAACAGGGTGGTATGCCTCCTGGAGGTGCGCCTATGCCTCCTGAGCAGGGGATGTTACCTCCTGGTGGACAACCTATGCCACCTGAGGGTATGGGTATGCCTCCAAGTAATCTTGGTGCTATGGGTCCTCTACCTCAAGGTCCTGAAGCACTCTCGGGAGTTGATCCTGCGGTGCTCGCGGCTTTGTCGCAGCGTATGGGTATGCAATTACCTAACACTTAATGTAACGCACTATTCCTATATGTAGAGCAACCATGTGGACTCTAAAGGAGAAATAAAGTGTCTGACACTTTTACAAATGACTCAGAATTCGACCCCATTGATGATGGACAAGTTGAAGGGATGGGTGAAGCAGAAGAATTTGATGCACCACTTTTAGATGTTGACGAATACAGTGATCACTATATTACTGTTAAAGTTGATGGAGAAGATGTTCGTGTACCTCTTTCGGAAGCAATTGCTGGTTATTCACGTCAAGCGGATTATACCCGTAAGACTCAAGAACTAGCATCACAGAAGCAGGAACTTCAATGGGCTTCTGCCATTAGGCAGGCATTGGAAAACGACCCTGCTGGAACTATTGATTTGTTGACTAACCATTATGGTGTGACTCGTAAAGAGGCACAGCGTATGGTTGAGGATGACTATTTCATGGATGAATTCCAGCAAGACGACCCAGTGGACAAGCGTCTGCAAGAGATTGATAAGCGCGTAAGTGCTTTCGAGCAGATGCAAGCACAACAGAGGCTTGAAGAGGAAATCCAGCGACTGCAAAACACTTATGGTGAGGACTTTAATCCTCAAGAAGTTGTTGCTGCTGCGCTCGCGCAAGGCAACAGTAATCTTGAAGCTGTCTTTAAGCAGGTAGCTTTTGACCGCGTTAGAACAAAGAAGGCAGAACCTTCTCGTGATACTAAGGCTGTTGAAGGTAAACGTAATGCGTCTGTCGTTTCAGGTGCATCGTCTGCTAAGGCTGGCAAGGATGCAGTCGGCACCGTCCGTTCAATTTCTGATGCCTGGAACTCTGCAAAGAGAACTCACGGCGTCTCCTAACCCTATAAAGGAACTATCATGGCAGGTAATGCTAACTTTGACGCACTTCTATCCACAACGATTGCGAACTATCGCAAGACCCTCACTGACAACGTGTTCACTGCACGTCCTTTGACCTATCATTTGATGGACAAAGGCCGTATCCGCATGTTGAATGGTGGAACTAAGATTGTTGAACCATTGATTTATGGTGAATCATCTACTGTTGCACCTTACAGTGGCTACGACACATTGGCTTTGACTCCTCAAGAAGGAATGTCGGCTGCTGAGTTTGATTGGAAGCAGTACGCTGTTTCTATCGCTATCAGCGGTATTGAAGAAGCCAAGAACAATGGTGAGCAGGCTATCCTTAACCTTCTTGAAGCCAAGATTATGCAGGCTGAAGAATCAATGAAGGAAGGCTTCAACCGTATGTTCTTCGGTAACGGTACTGACACTCTTGGTGCTGGTGGTACTGACAGCGGTAAGTCTTGGAACGGTCTTGGCAACTTGATTGAATCAGGTAACACTGTTGGTGGGATTAACTCGGCTGGTGGTCAGGGTAATGACTGGTGGCGTTCATATGAAGAGAACACTGCTGGTGCTTTGACACTTGCTCAGATGACGACTGCCTATAACACTGTCAGTGTTGGTAACGATCATCCTGACATGGTTCTTACCACTCAGACATTGTTTGAAAAGTATGAGTCGTTGCTTCAACCGCAACTTCGCTACACTGACACTAAGACTGCTGATGCAGGCTTCCAAAACCTCCTTTTCAAGGCTGCTCCTGTTGCTTATGATGTTCACAACACCGCTGGTGTTATGTACTTCTTGAACAGCAAGTACATCAGCCTTGTAGGTCACTCAGACAAGTGGTTCGCTAATACCGAATTCCTTCGTCCTGAGAACATGGATGCTCGCTATGCGCTCATCTTGTGCTACGGTAACCTTACGATTCGTAACCGCGAAAAGCAGGGTAAACTTACGGCTAAGACTGCCTGAGTTTTTCCGACAAGGAATACAGATGACCCACCCTTTGGGGTGGGTCTTTTGTTATTTAAGTAACGATCAATTCATCTTATAGGAATCTATTTTTAGGAGCAATCATGCGAGATAAACCCGTTGGTGGAAAAACCAAAAATCCAGGATCACCTTTAGCCGCTTACCAACGCGATAAGCGTTCAAAGACTTATGGTCCTACTGGCGGAGCGCAACCTACACCTAGTGGTCGTCGGGCAGCAAATACTGGTAAACCTAAAGTGAATCCTGGTTCACCAACAGCAGCCGCTGAACGAGCGTTGCGTGTAAGGCCTAAAAAGAAGGTTACAAAGCCTAATCCTGGTTCTCCAACAGCAGCTGCTGAACGTCAAACACGTTCACGTGCTGCAGGTTCACCTACTGCTGCTGCCGAGCGTGCAGGTAGTCGCGGTCGTACCGCGGCTAACACAGGTCGTCCTAAAGTGAATCCTGGTTCACCAACAGCAGCTGCTGAACGTCAAACACGTTCACGTGCTAATGCAGGTTCACCAACTGCTGCTTACGAGCGTAATAAGCGTTCAAAGACTTATGGTCCCACAGGTGGGGCGCAACCTAAGGCTAATCCTGGGTCACCTAGTGATGCTGCTGCTCGGTCACGAAGCAAGCCCAAGACAGATGCACAATTGATTGCTGAACACAGAAAGTTGCAAGCAAAACTTAAGGGTGTTGACTATAATGCTTTGGGTCGCTATATGGAAGCCAAGAACTATAAAGGTAAAGGCTGGAATACTAGGGCTTTCAAGTAAGTAGGTAACGATTCAGCCTACTAATGATGGCTGGAACACCTATATATTCATACTACGGAGTCTCTGCAAACATAGGCTCACGTCCCTTTGCTACAGCAGACGCTGCTCCCGCGCCAGCAGGCGGTATGCCCTATGCAGGGCATACACGCTGCATGGCTAACGAAGAAACATGTCAAGGCGCACGTGCCAAAGGAACTGATTACTGCATAGGTCATCTACGACAAAAAGAGAAGGAGAAGGCTAATGAACCTGGCTGATATCCGTTCTAAGATTCGTGAGATTGTTGATCTTGACGCACAGGATGTTTCTGACACTCTTTTAACAATGTACATCAAAGATGGTTTTGATCGCATTATTGCTTTGGAACGGCGTTGGCCGTTCTACCAAAAAACGTTTACTATGACCACCACTCCTGGTCAACGTTCGTATGCGATCAACACTATTGGTGATGGCAACTTGCGTGAGATCACTTCTATTGTTGATACCTCTACTGTTGGTAATCGTTTGGAGTATATTAGTTATGATGATGCTGAAGCGGTTTGGGTCGGATCTTATGACCAAGTTCAACGGCCATTGTATTTCACGTTGTGGCAAGACCAAGTGCATTTGTGGCCCAAGCCTGACACAACGTATCCGCTTACTATTCGTGGATATCGTAAGCCTAACAACTGGTCTATTTCAGATGTTACGGAAGTTGACGCAGACGAACGCCTACATCAGTGTCTTGTGTACTATGGGGTGGCGCAAGTGTACCAGTTGCAAGAGGACATTGAACTCGCCTCCTTCTATCGCAAATCATTTGACGAAGCGGTACGATTAACAGCCGAGGATCTTATGCGCCCTTCGTCGCAACGACCTCTCGCTGTTTCTGATGGTGCTCCACATAACTCTCGTCGCTGGTGGCTACAATCACTTGGTAGGACTCTTGGTCAATGAGCCGTTTGTCGTTGCTTCGTACAGACGATTTTACTGGTGGACTTAACCTTCGCGCTGATCCTTTCCAGTTAGGTCGTACTGAATCACCTGATCTACTGAACGTGGATGTTGATCCACGTGGTGGTTTAACTATGCGTGGCGGTATAACTAAATTGAATGCTTCTGCTATTGGAAGTATTGCTAATGGTTCGTTTAGTCCCAAAGCGTTGTACGCTTGGGATAACACTATCCCCCGTCTTTTGTTATCTGCAAATAATGCGGTTTATGATGCTACGACAACAGTGTTTACTTCTTTAGGTATTACTACGACTGCACCTTTTGGTGCGTCGTTTACTGCTTGGTCTGCAAGTACTGAAAGTTTTGCTTATATTGGTACTGGTAGTGCTACTTACAAATGGAATGGTACGACTGCTACTGCATTGACTGATGCTAGTACTGGTTATGCTAATGATTATGCTTCTCCTGTTACTGGCTTTGCTCCTAAGTGTCGCTATATTACGTCACATGTTGATCGTTTGTGGTGTGCGCATGTGACTGAGGGTGTTACTGATTACCCTAACCGTGTTCGGTTTTCTCATCCTATTAATCGTGAGTCTTGGGCTGCTGATGACTATATTGATATTGTTGAGGGTGGTTCAGGTATTACTGCGATCATTCCTTTTAACGGCAACCTTCTTGTTTTCAAGAAGCGTGCCGTGTTCAGTATTTTGGGTTATTCAACTGACACATTCCAGGTTGTGAACTTGACGAATGAAGTTGGTGCTGTCAATCCTTTGAGTGTTGTTGCTACTGAAACTGCAGTGTATTTTTTTTCTTGGCCTGATGGATTGTTTAAGTTTGATGGTCAGCAGTTTATGGATTTGTTTGCTAATATTCGTCCTTTAATACAGTCGGGTGGGGTTAATAATATTGCTCAGGATGAGATTCGTGTTTGTAATGTAAACCAAAAAATTTGGGTATCTTTACCTTTGGGTGATAGTGTTAAGGCTTCTGTTTCGTATGTTTATGATCCTTCTTTAAAACAGAATGGTGCGTGGACTAAATATCAAACTTCTGATGCAAAAGGTGTTGGTAGTGGCTGCAATTTTGTTACGTCTAATGGTACGACTTATAATTTGGTTTGCCATCCTTCTAACGCTTATGTGTTAAGAGTTGATCAGTTGAGTGTGTATCAGGACGATGTTGGTACTGGTGCTGCTAACTTTACTTCGTATTATACGACTCCTTGGCAGGATGCTAATAATGTTTCTAATCGTAAGATGTGGAGACGTCCTGACTTTGTTGTGAAGCAGACGAGTGTTGCTACTAATTTAAGTATTTCTGTTTTTCATGATTGGGAAGAATCTATTGTTGCTAGATTGTATATTTTAGGTTTGGATGCTTCGGGTAGTTCTCTTATTTGGAATGCTTCTGCTTCTGAACCTGATTCTAATCCTGGTTGGAACCAGGCTGATTGGGGTGCTAGTGCTACTGGTGCTGCTTTTGCTGTTGGCAAGTCTTTAGGTCTTTGTCGTAGCGTGCAATTAAAAATTCAAGGTGAGGGTGGGAAACCTTGGGGTGTTAACTCGATTACCTACAAATATAATCCAAGAAAGGTGCGTGCCTGATGGCTACTGCTGCTGTTACTTATGTGTTCGCTAATGGTACTAACGCTGATGGTGTTCAAGTTAACTCTAACTTTAATAGTGTTGTTAACTTTTTAAATACTGAAACTATGCAGCGTGACGCAAGTATTGCGTTCACTGCTGTACCTAC